GGTTGGAATCTAAAGTCGGATACAAATTCACCAACAAAGTTTTCGGTTGTTGTGCTACCGTCAATTGTAATTTCACTTGTTCTTGTTGTGATTGTTTGTGTCTGTGTACCTGCTCCTCTTCTTCCTCTTCGACCTGGGTCTCTTTCAAACATTGTCGTTGTTGAAGTATCAGTCATCGGAATGAACTCTTGAATACTATCAACGAACTCTTGGAAAGGTTCAGTTAAGTCAATATCAATAGATGCAGGGTTAACTGTTGTATCATAAGCAGCATCGTAAGGTGGAGAAATAATTCCATCACCTACATACTTGTAAAAATTAGAAACACAATTTCTAAAGTTAGAAGCATAAGGCTGCTCGATAATATCAACACTCGAGTTTCTTCCAATTGTTGCCGCTTTACCATTATCGGTACTTGGGAACACAGAAGAACCTGTTGAAGAATCGTAAATCAAATCCAAAGCAAATGTTTTTAACGATGGAGTTAAAATCTTTTGATTAAATGGAACTGATGCGTTAAATTGTGGATGACTAATTTCAGATAAAGTTAAATCGTTGAATGGGTCAACAATAAATCCATTCTTAAATCTGTTTAAACCGTTTTCATCTCTGATAACCAAGTTTGAAGTTTCAGATTCTAATTGGTTCAATGAAATATAATATGCCATGTTATCAATCTTCTTCTCAAGATTGTGCATATCTTTCATTGTATAAGCTTTAATACCAGTTGCTCTTGGTCTGATTGCGTAATCTCCTTTACGGAGAACTTCAGCTTGCTTCTTGGATAGTGCAGGATATGATGGAATCTCAACGTTAGCAATTGCTAACTTGTCTGTTCCTATTCTTGGTGGAACCGCGTTTCTGTTTTCTTCACCCTTGATTAGGCTGATGTTTCCGTAAGAATCACAAGCAATAGTATCAATTCTTGTTAAGTAATATTCTAAATCTGTTTGTAAAGATTGCTGTGCAGCAGGAGTTAACGGTTGTCCTACATTGCTAAACGATAAAGCATATGTTCCAACTTGCGTAGAAATTGTAGGAGCAGAACCTGCACTTGTATTATTATAATCAGCCGAAGCATCTTTATTCACATGTGCTCTGAAATCAAAACAATCTCTTAAATTATAAACTGTTCCTGACCCAGATACATAAGAAGGAATCTCCCAAGCTTCTAATGAATTAGGATAGCTGTTAATTGAGAAGAAGTGTTCACCTGTAGATGTATTGACTTGAAACACTTTTAACTGAACTGTCATTGTTCCTGACGGTTGAGGTCTGCCTTCAATATATTCTAAATATGAAATATCGTAATAAGTATCTTTTTGATTTGTTCTTAATCTAAAGCTGTTTGAATAATCTTCGCCTGAAGAATCCACAATACTAATAATGTCAAATACATCAGGGAATCCTAAACTGTATTTGGATTGCGCATTATTATATGCAAATTTAATATAAGGTGATCTTACAACTTTATTATATGGGTCAACACCGTCGGTTGAACCAATTAATCTCTTGTTATAATAAACTGACACATTCGTGGCAGCTGTATTAGAAATTTGAATATTCAGCTGTGAATTATTTAATGCAGTTGATGTTGTAGCATCATGTTGTACTGAAGAACTATCAACAACTAATATGTCATCTTGTGAACAATTAAAATCTTCACCTGGGTTTGCCGTTAAAGTAATTGTTCCGTTGGAATGTGTAGCAGGAACATAAGCTCTTACAGGAATCAGCGTATTGTTTGTTCCAAATAATCCATTTACACCTGTATCAAAAACTAATGCCTTTTTATTTGTTTCTCTTAATAAAGGAGCCGAACCAGTTTGTTTTACTTGAACATAACCATTACCGTCGCTGAATCTATCTAAGTCTGATAAATTATATACACCACTATAAGAACCGCTATGTAAATAAATTCTATTCTTTGTTAAATTCTGAACATATACATCACCCATATCTTGGTTTGAAGATGTTTGAGGATTTGCTGCAGAACCAAGACCAATATCTAATTTTCCGTTCCAACCTGCCGTATCTTCAACTTCAAGATAATTACCATATTCCATAGAAACATTTTGGTTTGTAATTTCTTCAGTCGTTGCGATTTGGTCAATTGTAAATGCACGATCTCCAGAATTTTCTATTCTATAACCTTTGACATAAGCAGTACCAGGTCCTACAATAACTTGAACCTCAGTATTAGATTGACCTTCAGGAATACGGTCATCAGTACTTAATGGGAATTGTTCTAAAATATAATTACCTGACTCTTCGTATGTTCTTCGAGCAAGTTCATCACCTAATACGTTATATTGTGAAACGTCGCGAACAGTAATTGCATTACCGTTTTGATAACGAACTAATGTAAAGAAGTCAGAATCTGCAGCTGCAGTTGATGTATCTTTAACTGTGAGCGTAGGTACAAGTTTTAATCTATCAGCACCCGGTGCGTTTTCATTTTTAGAACCGTTTGCATTGTCGTATAGGCTTGAATCTTGTAAAGCATTAATAAGTGATTCAGATACTAAATAACCTACAGATTTATCGTTAGGCGAATTGCTGTATTTCTCAACAATAAGTCTCTGTTCGGCAACAAAGATAAAATGACCTTTTTGGAATATAATACCAGGAGCAGCTTCGATACCAAAAGACTTACCTACATGAGGAGTACTAATACCTGCACTTACAGCAAGTCCTTGAGTTATGACTGGTTCAGAGTTAAGAGTTTCTTGAGTTGTACCTCTTAAGTATTTGTGTCTGTTAATTACAAGGTTTTCACCAGCTTGGAATTGAGTTGCCGCTGATGTTGTATTTAAATAGTTAATATAGAATGTGTTTAAATCTGGTGGTCTTGTTTGGAAACCTGTTGATGCTTGAACAATTTCTGCTCTCAATCCTGTTGATTGACCAACAATTTCATAAACATAATCGAGTTCAACTTCTTGACCCTGAAGTGTTTCTACAGCAGGACCACTAATATAAGATGTTGCATTAAATCCGGACGGGCCATCGTTAACTTTAACGAATTGAAGGTCATCAAGTTCTGTAAAGTTACATCCTTTTACAACTGAACCTTCTTTAAATATATTATCTCCGAAAGCTTCTACCTGGCCTTGGAGCATTGTTTGTAATTGCGTAAGCTCTCTTGCCTGAATGGCATAGCCGGGCTTGAACATAACTCGATAAAACTGTTTCTCTACATCGTAATCATCGAAGTATGGAGCAATGTTTAAATTTTTATTAATAGGCATCTTTGCTTACGTTCCTTAAAATTCCAATACAAACTTAAATTCTTCTCTTGATAAGTCGGTTCTTGCTAATGGGAAGAAGTCTTCCATGAAATATACTTCACCTGTTCTTTGTATATAATCAGAATATACAATATTGTCTGCTACTGGATTATTTATTGTGATTCTCTGTCCTGTATCTGATACAATATCAAGATTAGGGTTAAATGATGTATCTCCATTACCTACAAGAATATTATTTCTGTTTGGACCCATAAATTCTGCTAAATAAACTGTGTTTGCTGATGCGTCAATTTCATGTACTTGTGCGGTAAATGTAATCTCATTACTTCCATCAATTTGTGTCACAGTACTATTTGCTGTTAAACTTCCATAATCGTCGGTTGTGACTGCGATACGATTATCAAAAACATCAGGAGATGAAACAGCATTTGACTGTCCACTTCTCCATGACCCGGATCCTACACTTCTAAATTGAGGTGATCTTACAATACCTAAAGCACCGTAAGTATTTACATCACCGATATGAGTATTGTCTTCTGCAGTTATATATCCATACATTCCAAAATGTTTACATTTTAATTCATCAATTAAATTATATGCGTGACCACCGTTTGGTTCAATAATAGGTCTTATCTTACATCTTACATCTGTCGTTGTTGGGTCATCAGGATTAAAGTCGACTGCAGGGTCAATTACATTTGCGATAACGTTTGTGTATCCTGAGCCTTTATTTAATACTGTGATTGAATTAATTACATCGTCTTCAAGAACAGGAATTGCGACCGCCCCAATACCATCTCCTTTAATATCAACTCTAGGAATAATATTAGCAGGTCCGTTTACTTTAACTCCTGCAGTGATTAAATCCTTATCAGCTTCATATGTTCCGCCTGATGTAAATGCACCAAATCCAGAACCGTCTAAATTATTTGCTAAATTTGGGTCTGTTCTTAATGAGAATGTATCATCGTCGATTGGTACTACATAATAAACTGGATTTCCATCACCGTCGTCATCATTCAATTCTGTCATACCACCTACATCTCTAAAACGAATAGGTTGTCTTGATACAAGATTATGACCTACTGATGTAATGACAACTGGATTTGCTTGTGTTGCACCTTCAACGTTTCCTCTTGAAGGATTCGCAAGTTCAGGACCTACTCTTATTTCAGCCAAACCACTTGCTTCATTAAATTTATAATAATCTATTTTAAATAGATTCGTAACACTTGAGCTTGGATTTGTAATGTAAAGATATTGACCAACATAATAGTTATCAATTGAAGATAAGTCATTATTCACAGGGTCAAGTCTAACTGAAACTTCTCCGTGAACATTACCGCCACCTGTTCTACCAAAGATAAAATCCAACACTCCAAATTTTTGTTGATAACCTTGGTTACCATTTTGGTTCTCAACTTGAATATCAGAAATACCCCCACCTCGAACTTCAGCAGGTTCAATAACCGCTGCTGGGTCAATAGGAATATATCCTAATGCATTGTATCCTTCAAACTGTAATGTTGTTAAACGATACATATATTTCCATACATAACCGTCGGCCGTTTCATAAATTTGATTTAAGTTAGCATTGTCAAATGTAGGAGGAGATTCGGCAGTTGCACCGTTATCGTTATCTAAACATTTATAAATTCGATAATCTCCAGTATCATTATCGTTAGGACCAACTACCGCATAAAAGTTTGTTCCTGTTAAATCAGCTGTGTCATCAAATTGAGTATATACTGTTCCTCTCTGCCAAGGATAATATCTTATCATAAAGTTAATATCAGCAGGATGAATTCTTTTTCCGAACAGAGTATTTTCTAAAAACTCATTTTGTGAATAAGCAGAGTCAACCGGATTAAATGTTCCGATTGTAGAAACAAACATATAATAATCATCGTTCGCTTTTGCGTCGGCGATGAAAATTTTATTTACATCACTCTTAAAATTGTTTGTTAAGATTTCTGCCATGTTGAGTTAACTCTTCTATATTTTTGTTTATTTATTACCAGTTTCTAACCTTTAACTCTCATTCTTGGTCTAGGCCAAGTTCTTCCTGAGCTAGGTCTTGCTTTTGCATTAATTTTTGGAAAACTTAAACCTGTTTCGGGTCTTTGGTTTTTCCAATATAAAATTTTATTTGCTGCTCCTTGTAAACTTTCAAAGTCAGTAGAACTATCAGTTCCTGTATCATACATTATATTTGGAGTTGCTGTGCTTGTAATAAAAGCTTGTGCTTCTAATTGAGTTAAGTTTGGATTACTTTCAGCAAATAATGCCAATACACCTGCCACTTGTGGACTTGCCATACTTGTTCCACTATATTTACTTAAGTAAAAACTATTATTTCTTGTGTCAGCTACACTCCCGGTTAATACAGAACTTACAATACCTGAACCTGCCGCGAATACATCTACTGCATCTCCACAAACTGAAGAGGCTCTTTTTCTTTCATTAGACACATCGTCAAGACTCCCTACTAAGATTGTTTCATCTATTATTCCACCGCCACGTAGACCAGGCCTATTAGAATAAACGAGAGCATTATAATTAGTAAATTTTCTTAAATACAATTCGTTACCATAATCTTGGTCACTAGACGAAACATTTTTTTGATAATGATTTCCGGCTGAGTTCACTACAATAACTCCGTCATTTATAGCATCCTGAATATCTGCTTCAAATGCAGTATAATATGCAGATATATTCCAATTCCCATCAGCTGGCACATTAACACCTCTTGCTTCTAATTGTGCATCACTTACATCGGTTCCATTAGTATTATATTCATCAAGAACAACACCACGATATCTTATTGCTCCTACACCGTCATAATTACTATTATTTGTGATTAAGGAATCTCTTGTATATGTATAGCCATAACTATGATTACTTATTGTAGGATTACGTCGGCCTGTGTCTGGATTAATTGGTTTTGTATTGTGCCATTCACGAATATAATCCCACATAGTTTCCGTATTAAGAGGACTTGTTGGAGTATTATTTACAGCATTACCATAATAAAATTCTAAACTGTAAATATTTGCATCTCTTGCCCAACCTAAAGTATTTCCCGCTACCGTCCCTGCGACGTGACAGCCGTGATTTGTATCTGAAGTCGA